AGTAGCAAAAGAAGAACTAGTTGCATTAGCAACAGTACCATCAATATTTGTTGATTGTATATATGATGCAGTAGTTGCTGAGGACACATTTCCGTCAACATTAGCACCAGATATATATGACGCAGTAGTAGCAGTACCTGTTAACGTGCCAGTAATACCAGAGCTAACATTTAACGATCCAGATACTCCTAATGATCCAGAAAAAACTGGATTATCTATTTTAGCTGCTGTTAAAACATCATATATATCAGATATAAAACTAGCTGATATTAATCCTCCTGATGTTATTTGAGAACGATTTGTTGATAAAACGCCCATAATTTTCCTTTTTTTCTATAAATATAGATCTTAATAAGATACTACACGTCCTTTTATATCTGAATTTGGAAATTTTATTTCAAATATACTAGGATCTAATGATGGATATATAATTCCGTTTTTTGTAGCAGACGTTAAATCATATGAATTACCAGAATATCCTAAATCTACATCTACTAAATTTGTAAATTCAACTCCTATAACATTTTGTACTCCATTTACATTAGCAATAGTATTAGTCACTTCTGATTTAATAATAGTTTGATTAATTTGTCTTCTATCTATATCAAATAATTTCTTTAATGCGTCAATGCATTTAATTAATGTTTCGTTACTATTATAATTTGTTAAAACTGAAATTTCAAAGTTTATACCAAAATTTATAATAAAACCATTTTTAATATTTACAGCATCAGTTAATATACGATAATAATTTAAATACGTTTTTAAATTTTCTTTAACTGCAGTATTTAATTCTGTTAATTGTTTCGAAGCATTATAGCCTAAAACATACATATTTAATGCCAATGGATTTGCTATTCTAGTCTCTATTAAATCTTGTTGTGTAATTTGATCATCTGGTACAATATATGCTTTAGCTACGCTCCCAAATTGGGCTGGCATTGAATATGATCGTATTATATAATCTTCTCTCGTAACTAAACGATTTTGCGTCGCAAAATTTGCTAATGCATTATTTTTTATATCTTGCAACGTATCTTCACTTTTAGCTCCCTTTGCTGGAGTATTATTTGTAACAGCGATAGATTGTTTAACAAAATTAACTAACGATGCATTATTTAATGAATTTATATCATCATCAAATTCTATATTTTGAATTTCAGTTAATTGGCCAGAACTAACATTATCAGATATTCCATTTCCTATAGTATATTTTACAGTTAATGTAGTATCAGATGGAGCTTGTCCATATGTTCTTGTATATAAAAAATTTGATGGATCTATATCTACGTCTATACCACGCCTAACAGCTGATAATCCATTACCTACATTATCTGGATTTGGAATTACTTCTTCATCATTATTAGAAGATACTCCTGCACCGAATTGTATTTCAGTTTTACCATCACTTCTTGTTCTAGTAATAAATCTTTTAGATGTTTTTCTTAATTTTAACAAACTAGGAACTTCTGATCTAAATGTTGATAAACTAGGATCATTTTCAGCTAAATTAGGAATCTCTTCAAATATAGTATCCTGTGCTAAATATGGAACATTATACCAATTATCTCCATCAGACTCTTCAATTGAAATAATATCAATTATATTAGGATCTGTTAATACTAGTTTATCATATGCAATAGGATCATTAAACTCAAATTTATCAGTTTTAATTTCTCCTGATACAGCATTAATTTGTTTTTTTAACAAATAATAAATTGGAAGATTTGTAGAATCATCTGATTCATATATGGTAACATCTGTTGGAGAAAATGATGATGAAAACTTAAAGTCTATAGAGTCCAATGTTCTAAATACAGCATCTCCTATTGATGATTTGACTGATAATCCAGATTTAATTGATAATGCATAATTAAAATCTGGTCTTACATTTGCCCCAGTTCCTATAGATGGGACTAATTGAAATATATCTAATGTTACATGGGCTGGCACTGAATATTTAGGTTTATATCCTAATGTATGTGATAAATCAAATATATTAGATCTCTCTGACGCTTGTTCTAATAATGATTCTTTTAAATTAGTATCTGTATAATAACTTAATACATCTCCTACATACGAAGCTAATTCAATAAAAATCATTCCAGGAGAAGATTCATTGAAATCAGTATAGCTATTTGGAAAATATTGTTTTGTAAAATTAATTAAATTTCTACGAAATTGGCCAAAATCTTTGCCTAAATATGATATATCTTTTTTAGTTTCCATATGTTTATTCTATTTCTAATGTTCCATTTTCTCCAGCTAATAACGTTATAGTTTTAGTTTCAAATCCAGAAATACTAACACTCAATGTTATTTTAATTGTATGTTCTAGCGTAGGATCATCTTCGTTAGTTAATATTTCTAATGTTTCTACAGTTAAATATGGTAACCAATAATTGATAGCAGAAAATATGTCGTCTTGAATATCAGTTTTAAGTTCTTGATATATTGGCTCAAACAATCTATTTAACAAGTTAGTTCCATATGTAACTTGTTCGTATCGTTCTCCTTTTCTTGTTAATAATAACGATTTTAAATTTGCAACAGCTTGATCCATGGTTGAATATAATGGTTTAAATACATCATCGTTACTAAACACACCATCAACTCCTAATACAATATCAGGCGTTTCTAATTGTTTATTAACTAATTGTATTTGATATCCCATTATCTACCTTTTTTATTATCTATAGCTTTCATTAAAGAAGAATAGTCTTTTGTCATTGCATTTGCTATAGTTTTATCAACTTTCATGATTTTACCAGTTTCCGGATCTTCCATTGTAGTAGGAACTTGATTTTGACGCATCATACCAAATCCAGCAGCGTCTGTAGAAGAAAATGATAAATCATTATAATTTTCATTCATCATTGAAGCATAATTACTTACCTGATTTGTTTCTGATAATATATCAGTGTCATTTAATATATCAGCAAATCCTGTTTTTTTAAATTTAGGAGCTGATTTTTTAACCAATTTCTTTTTTGGCATTTTTTCTTCTGTTATTTCATTTACAGTAGACTGTAAACCTTCTTTTAAGATTTCAGATAATTCTTGTTTTATAACATTTCGAACTTCTTCTCGAATTGTTTTTTTTAAAATTGTAAAAAATGTTTTTTGTTCCATGATATTATTTTTATATAAATATTACTATTAATAATTTACTCCCGTTCCCCAATCATTTCTACTAGGTTTTGGCCCATACATTTTTTTATTTGCAGTATCAACATAGTAATCTCCAGTTTTTCCTATATTATCATTTGGTGGATTTTCTTCTTGAAATACTTGACTCGGAGCTTCTTTTAATGAAGATAATAAATCTAATTGTCTATCTACTAATTGAGAAATTAATTCATTTCGTTGTGTTATATCTGTGTCTGATACATTGATAGTTTGATAAAATTCAGAATCTAAATTATCATTATTATTTCCATTGTTATTATTTAACTGATTATTTGTTATATCATTCATTTCTGATTGAATGCTATTTGAAATTTGTGAAGGTATATCAAATTGCTCTCTATTTCCACATGCTATATTTAATTTAATTAGTGAATTAGCAATATCTTTAGACATAGATTCTAGTCTAGATTGTAATTGTCTAGGTATGCCATTTAACTGATTAACAGCTGTTATTGCATTTGCAATTGTAGTATTTTGCACTTCAACTAATTCTGCGGCAATAACGGGCAACGCGGTAACTGGGTTTAATAATTGTGCTGCTTTTATTGCTGCAGCTGCAGTAGTTGCAATTTGTAAAGCAGTTTGCACTTTATCTATAACAGGCACTACGTCACGCTGTAACGTTTGAATTCCATTATTTACCTCATTTAGCGTATCTTTTGCTTGTTTAACTTTTGGATCATCACATTTTACGCCTTCTGGTAATTTTATAGTTTGTTTTAATAAATTTTCTGTATCTTCCTGAATTTTATCTAACTGTTTGTTTATTTGCTCTAAAAGCAATTTCATTAGTTTATTTGGTATAGTTGGAATTCTGTCTAAAGGTGGTGTAATTGCCATAATTTTATTTTTTTATTTTAAATTTATTACTTTTTATATTTTTTATTTTTGTTTCTAAATTAGATAATGCTGCTATGTCAAAAATACTAGCTAATCCACCTCCTACTGCACCATATCTTATTATACCTATTAATTCTTTTAATATTTTTTCTAATTCTTCTCCAAAAACCATTGATTGATCAGCTTCGTCATCACCAATACACAAAACATCAGTATTAATTACAACTGCTTTAGCCGAATTTAAAACAATTAAATCTTTTTTAGAATTTAAAACAATACGATCTGCAGCTGCAATAAATTGTGATGTAGTTTCTTTTTTATCAAATTCAGTAAATACTTTTAATTTTAAATCTAAATTTGATATTTTTTGAGTAGATGTTAAATATAATGAAGCTGGATCATCTTTTACATTTTCTATTGTAAATTCTTCATCATGAGTTTGTCCATTAGATAATATTAATATTGGATCTCCCGCAGTATTTCCAGTCCATGTAGGTTTTTTTGAATAATCTTCAGTAGTTTTAATAGTACTCCCAAATCGAATACTATTTCCCCAACGACCTTCTATTAACATATCTCCAAGATATGGCTGTAATGAAAAAATAGATTTATTATTTACAACTTTTTCAAAGTTTTCATCTTTTTTTTCACCATTTGTAATAATTGGACTTTGATGATTTGATAATTTACTTTGCATGTTTATGGAATTAGTATAAAACCATTGACGTCCAGTAAAATCACCAGCTGAAAATTTACTATCTGCTTGAAATATTAAAACTGTTTCTCCAATAATTGGTATTTGCTTAACATTATTATTTAATGGTAAAATATCTTTTATCTTTAATATAGATCCATCATCATCATATAATGCATCAATAGTAAATAATTCATCATTATTCCATTTATAAGTATCTTTTGATTTAGATAATTTAGTTACTTCCGCATGATAAAAATTAATCATTTGAATTTCCTTTTAATTTTTCTTTTGCTATATTAACTTTTTTTTGTAATTCTTTTTCTTCTTGTTCTATAGAATTTAATTCTGTTTCTAATTCTCCAGTTAAATTATCATCTGCAATTTGTAGTAATTGTTTCTTTTCTTCATCTGATAATAAACTATCAGAACCAACGATCGTTTGTTTAGTTGAAATATATCTTTGAACTATAGCAGTTAATTTTACTAAATGATCATCATTTTTAACTGATACTTCTAGATATTCTTTAATTAATGGTACAATAATTGTTGCATCCGACGAACTACGTATTAGTGGCTGTAGTTGAGAAATTAATTGATTTATTTGCCTCGATGTTCGTTTAGAATTATGATATACATCAGACATTAAATCTGAAAATGATACTCCTTTGAACAATTCTTCTTGATTATCCATAACATTACACTTTAAATATAAATATTAAAATGGTAATTTTATGAATTCAGTTTGTTCGTATTCTTTAAATTTAACTTCGTATATATGTTTTAATACCTTTATTACTCGAGTAATATTATTAGTTTGTAATCCAGTACGTTCTCTTATAAAGACATATAATGCTTTTTTATTGAATTCTTCAATATTTTCTCGTGTTTCAAAAATATGTAATACCGAATCTGCTACATGCATATCTATAGGATTTGAAAAAATATAATTTAGATTATCATTACAATATTCTATATATGCATCCATAAAATATTTTAAAGTTAATCTCATATCATCATTATGAAGCTCAATTAATACATTTCTATTTTCATCTATATTAATAGGTTCTGATTTTTGTTTTAATTTAACATATGCTTTTTGATTTTCTGCAATTAAATAATTAAATGAAGATCTTGTATAATATGAATATGCTTTACCATTTTCAGGATTAAATTTATCTAGTCTAGCAGTTAAATAAGTAACTAAATCCGTTTGTAAATCTTTAAAACTAGATCGTATATATCCAGGTTTCATTTTATTTATTAAATTTTCAGCTAATTTCATAAGAGCTGGATATATAAATCTTCGATATATACGTTCTCTTAATGCTGGATTATCTATTGTTCTGTTATATGCTGAAATAGATAACTCTGTTATCTTAGTCCAATATCTATTACTCTTTTTCTTCTTCCGGCCCATCAAATTCTCCTTTTAATTTATCAATAACTTCTTTTAGCATTTGAAATGTAGTTCCTGCTTCATCTTCATTTTCAAATGCTCCGATTCGATCTATTTGTTTCATAGTTTCGTACGATTTTTGTATTTTATCATACATGTAAATATTAGTTTTTTCTACGTCAATATAATAATCTTCTATATCTGCTAATAATCCGGCTAATATATACGCTCTATAAGCCATATATCCGCCTGCTGCTGCGAATATAATACATAAAATAATCAGTATTATCATAATAATTAATCTTTATTAAATGAACTAAAAATATCCGTTATAGACTCTTTTATATCTGGATTTGCTTCTGCTAAATTCTTTAAAGCATTAGATTTAGTAGTTTTTGATTTTTCAGAAGTTTTTATAGGTGTGCCATTTTTATAGTTTCTCCATTGTTCATATTCAATTTGCGCAGCCATATGATCAGAATGA